CTCATTGACAACGCCATTTCTTGCGAGGGTATCGATCCAGTCTCTATTGGTCTTGATCATGTGCTCGGCACCTTCACCAAGGAGTCCTTTTTCTTTTTCCGGATTAAAGACCTCAGGCAATAACGGGTGCAGTGTTTCCATAAGATCCTGCATCCCATCCGTAAAATCTGCCGGACTCATATTCCCCTGTTTGGCGAATTTTGCCATTGCAACAAAGACAGGATCCTGGGCATCAAGATTTCCAAACCTGTCCAGCAAGGCCCCGTCCTTTTGTCCATCAGAAGGGCGGGAGCGGTGAGGCGGTTTATAATCTTCCAAATAACCCTCCGCCTTTTCCGGTGCGTTGCCACCTTTTTCCTGAGATAATTTATTAAATTGTTTTCGAAGTTCATTATAAGAAGTGGAAAGGGCCTCATCTTTCAACGTCCCTTTCTCAGCATCCCAAAATTGCTCGGCGATATAATCTGGTCGCGCTGCTATCGTCCCCGGTACCGGTGCAGGCGTACCCGGAGTTTCAGTAGTAACAGCAGGAGGTTGATCCTGATTCCCAGCATCAGCAAGCAAACCCGGAGCCTGATTCGCCGGAGGGATATTCCCATTAGAATTAGCTTCCGGTCCAGATGATTCAGCCGGTGCCGAACTTTGAGGTGCTTCAGCAGTTGTGTCATTCATAAATTAACTCCTAACGAAATTATTATTTGGCTTTGTGTTTGTCGTAGGTCCGGGCACCTGTGTAACCAAGATAACCTGTGCCGAAGAGATACCACATAGGCTCCGGGATAGCGCCCAACCACGCCTTGAACCCTTCAGATACCCGAGCACTCATTTCTGGATCATACGCAGACAAAAACCCCATCGGGACAGCAAACAACATCAATAAATACATTACATAAAGAAATGCAGGACGGGCTCTTGAAGTCCAAGGATCTTTAGATTGAGACTCAGATAAGATGGCGCTCATCTGCAACTCAACCTCTTTGAGCTTCCCGTCTTGCTGCATTTTCAATAATTGAAGTTTGGCTTTATCCCTCTCCTCATCACTGGTAAAAAGATTGTCTACCAGATCAAATAAAGGGGCCGCAACACCGGCCACAATTTGAGATATCATTTGTACACCCAGATCAGGTTTTGCGTTTTGTCCATATCAAGATCAACGTGAATAAAATCCTTCCCGATTCCTATACGTGCAAAACCAACCTTCAACAAAGCCTTTATCAAAATAAAACGGTACGCTGAATCATCACATTTAATATCAGCGGCCAAACCTTTCAGATGAGAGGATGTTTCTTTCCCGCCCACTTTTGGGTCCCGGTTATGCTCCTCACAACGATACCCAGATGTTATAATTATTACCCTGTGGACAGGGAGCATGTCATGGGCCATTTGTAGATGAAATACCAGGTCATCCTTAATCCCCTCTTTATAACAACAGGGACAAATGAATTCTCTGGCTATAAAATTAGGAGACAGTCTTCGGTTAAGGTGGTTGGACTTAGCTTGAGTTTGCACGTTTCATCCTCATTTCAAGATTCTTAACAATAATTCTCTGGCCTTCACGCTGATACATTTGAAACGTCGTTACATCCGCGTTGATGTTGCCATTCCGGTCTACAACATATCCTTCGACTGGCCCATCTATGTATTGCTCTCTCAACCAACTCAAAACTTTCTTCCCCGCCTGCGTACTAAATGTTTTCGCAATAAGTACATCCATCTCAAGAATTTTTTGGGCAATCTCCGGTGGGACCCCTGTTTTCTTTTCATTGAATTCTCCAGGGAGTTGGCTTCGGTCATCCCCCATTACATGGACTCCAGTTGCCTGATCCCTATGGAACCGGCCTCTCCAAGTGTTCCCTCTGCCTGTAAAACCTGAATCATTTCCCCGAACTCCAAACGTTTTTCAGGCGGATACCCTATCGGAGAATTAACGATATTCATCTGCATGACTCCGTTAGGTTTGCTGAAAACAATTTTCCCCTCTGGAGGCTGTCTGGATTTCACCTTGATGGATGTATGGTTAAGTGCGGCTCTATCAAAAGGATTCTTGGGATCAATGGGCATAAAATCTCCTTATATTTTATCCAGCCATTCTTCATCGACTGTACATGTGTTAGTTTGAATATTTTCGGCGTTGTTGAATCGGATCTTGTAGGAAATCTGGTCATCATTAATAAAGCGCGTGAACTCGCAGTATTCAACAATGCCAGTACATTCATGAATTCTGGAATAGACCTTTTCCCCATAGTTGAACTTGAATACGCCAGAAAAGTACCCAGAAACGATAGACCTTTTCCCCAAGTTGTCTCCACTTTTCAATTCATCCATCCAGTCCTTGCCTGTTGGTTCATTCATGGTTAAATTCCTAAGCTGCGGTTTGTTCTGCCTGCGCTGCTTGAGCGGCGGCAATTAATTGAGCAATCTCATTCTGTAAATTCTCCCTTTCACCTTTGTCACGTGCAAGTTTAAGGTCCACTCCAAGTTTCTCGGCAGACCACTCGGCGAAGTCTTCCACTTTCACAGTACCCATAAGAACTTCGGGACCAATAGACTGGACAATCTGCAACCACTTCACAGCGGATTCCAGATCACTGATATTTTGCTCTCTCGCAAGTGGGGAGGTCGGCACAACTTTAACCGCCCGGCCATTAAATTTTAACGGAAAATCCAAAAGCCCGCGCTTGACCATGATATTGGTAACGCGAGAAGCCAAAGGCTTTAACAACTCTGCATAGATCCGAGAAAAAGGCGCCCCGATATCCTGAGCGAGTTCCCTCACCCTTTCGATAATTTCTGTAGGAGACCGAACCGAACCCGTGGGGTCCGGGAGAGCGCGATCAAAAAGAGTTGCGCGAATATTATTTTCAAGTTTCTCAGAGATGGCCTCACCTATATTAAAATCTCCAGGGACATCCAGCCTCTTGATATCTTCAATTCGGTCTAACGGTAAAAATGTTCCGGCAGAAAGTTCCACCATATCCAGATTGGCAATCGAATCATTGGCTACTGCCCATAAGCCGCTAATGGCCATGGAAGCATTTTGCAACATCAATTCGGTAGCTTTATTCAGAGTCTTGATATCCGGCATCGCAAAAAGAAGGGGACCCCGCCCGAAGACTTCGCCTGCAACCTTTACCCATCGGGTAATGACCCAAGGGCTTTCATCCAGTCTCCGTTCGACCAGGAGAGTAGCGCCACCTGTATCCAGATTCTGGACCTGAGTGGGTTGAGAAATATTTGAATTGTCCTGAGTCCCCTTAAGAATGACCTGATACCAGAATACTTTTTCCTTAAAATCAAAATACGTGGCTTCGAGAATATTTATCTTGCTGTCTTTTTTTAATTTATTAGCCTCGGCTATAAGCTGATTAATTTTTGCTTTTCCCTGTGGCGTAAGATCATCCCATGTCGCTTCAACATTTCTGGCTGCGATGGTATGCTGGCGGAAGACACCATCTATTGATCCAAGCGGCCCCTCATCCATACCGATCTGGGCATTGGGGACAGCGGTGAATATAACCGGGTTATCGTCATCGCCTTCCATGACCAGCATGGCAGCCGTTCCGGCCGCAAGGTCCAGATAATATTCGGTGATAACGGTATCGAAATTTGAATTTTCTATGACACCGAAAAACTTTTTCTGAGAATCCTGCAACAACCTCAAAGCTTCTTCTTTATCTTCTTCTCTGATTTCAGTGCCAGGAACAAAATCCAGCCATTCCTGATTAGGCGGAGTGAGATTTGATTGAAGTCGGGACGCGAATTTCTGGGTAGAAATAATTTGGGTGGAATTAAAAACGCGGTTCATTTTGTCCGCGCCGGGTTGGAAGGTCGAATAGAGGTTACGCATGGGCAGGGCAAACTCATAAGCATCCCTGTACTGGGCGACCCAATTCTGTTTTTCCTGATCTGCTGAATTGCCGCGTATGATTACATCTTCGGGCTTTAAAGCTGGCATAAACTATCCCCCCTGACCACCAAGTTTAACGGGGAGCGGGATGCTACCGGGACGGGTGAATAATGTCTGGGGACCGGCTGCTCTCGATGTAATTATTCTTTCTCGCGCTGCCCTCTCAGCGGTTTCCTGCTGGGTTTTAGCACTGGCTAAAGTCTCCGCATCCTTCTGTGCTTCTGTTTCTTCCGCCGATGGCCCCTGCACCTGTACCGCTGGTTCTGATCTTCCAAAAATAGAACTAAGGATCTCCGTCATTTTTCAAACTCCGTCCACCCATTCGCAAAAGATATCTGTGTAACTGCTGGGGGGTCATTACAAACCATTTAGACAGACCCATCACAGATTTAACTATTGTTACACAGTTTATTAACCCGCGTATACTATAAGATACTTTTTCTGGCAAATGCAATGATATTTTAACAATATCAAGGATATGTTCCTCTTTTAGGAACAATTCTGCCACTTCTTCGGGGTCTGCGTCCCAATAATCGATATCGACAAAGGTGGAAAGGGGTTCAACTTTAAGGGTGCTTTGGCGGGTGAGGAGCCCCGGAGGCCCCAGATATTTGGGGAAGAAAACCCAAACATGCTGGTAACCATTCCAGGTAAAAATATGCCAGGGTCGGTGGTAGGAACTGTTTTGGAATACTATGTAATACGTCCGATGCTCGCGTTTAGCGATTAGGGATACCGGCATAATATCATTTTTTCAAACCTCCGAACCAGATACAATATACGTCATGCGCCTGCATCTTGAGAACAATTACATAACCCAGGTTCCGGGCGCGGTTGGCAAGCGAATGGGACTCTTTTTTATTCATTTCGATAGAATCCCCGCTATCCAGCTTTGCAATTAAATGGTCCCAGGTGCTGGAAGTATTTCTGGTTATTGGCACATCCTGATTCTTCCGTATTGTATATCTGGAAAAGTCAGGTTTTGGACCCGATAGTTTTAAGTTTTTACTATGTTTGGTTGCCACCGTTTTCTTAGTTGCCATGCTACCTCCCGCGAACAGGTTAATTATAAAGTATCGATTCTTTGTCCAAAAATTCTGGACCCGGAACGCCGATCTTATATCTTTGAGGCTTCCCGTTTACGATATCGAACTCCGACACTACCATCCAACTTAATTCTTTTTTCGTGAAATTTGCCAAAATCTTCAGGATTTGTAATTTTGTTTTGCAAAGAACGACAAGACTTAACTCATTC